AAAGGCTCTGGCCTATCCAAGCCGGCAAATGCTGGCGTGAGGCTGTACTTCGTAGCCCCGCCCAAAAAGGGGGCTGTGCAGCTGGACGGGGAGTTCACCAGTCGGCTGGACTTAGGCCTAGACGGGGTCAAGCAAGGACCAGGCGTGGGCCACTCCGGGCTTTCTCCCGGAGTCCGGAGTATCCCGTATCCAGCGAGGAAGAAGAAGGCAGCAAAATTCAGGTTCTGGCGGTTGAGGAAAGACAAGGACCTGGCCGGCCTCGTTCCACAACATATGATGGCAAGCCCGAGTCAGCAGATGATAGAGGCGGAAATCAAGAAGTTTGGAGAGAGGAAGAAAATTGTCCTTGACGAAGACACCCTGCGGAATGCGGCGTTGGCCGCGGTCGATTTCGATATAGAACACGGGGATCCTCGAGTGCCTTTTATCGAACCGACTCCGGAGAGGATGTTGGAGGTTTTGGACAGTATGGACCTGCACAGGTCAGCGGGTCCTTCAGGCGACGCCATGAAAGCGAGGGACTATATCCACGTGGCAGGACAAGGGAATGAGGAGATAGGCAAGCAGCGGATTGTGAACAGAACAATGGAGTTGTACCGAAGTATGCTCGAGGAACCCTTCCCGACGCCAGGAGACCAAGAGAGGTTCAGAGAAGGCAATGTGGCTTTTGAGAACACGCTGTGGGACGTGATCGGGAAAACCGACGGCTACAAGGAGAAGAAACTACCATTAGGTGAGAATCCTGGATCTGGAAGGACGGTACAGGCTCCGTCCTTCGAATCAAAGCTGCTGTGGTGTACACTGTTCGGGATCAGTGGAGACGCGTGGATCCATCGTGAGAACGGGTGGGTACATGCAGGCCTGGACTCAGACCTCCCAGTAGACAAAGAGACATTGGAAGCCTTGGAGAGATGCGTCGGAGCCTTGGCCACAGACGAATCAGGATTTGACAGGATGACGTTAGCCCAGATGATCCACCATTTCTTTTTCATACACATGAGAATCATGTGTCCAGGAGTGAAACCACAATTGTTGGATTGGCTCTACAAGATGGTGGTATTCGGCCCATTAGTCACAGCGGATGGAAAATTATGGTTCAAGTTTCAAGGCTTGCCGAGCGGCTTCATGGACACGCTGCGGCTGAATTGCTTCACCCATCTGATGTCGATTTTCTACGTAGTGATGAAGAGGAAGAACTTTTCCAAATCCCCCACCGCCCAGCAAATTCATG